CATACTGCGCTAGATCACTAGGACAATTAAAAAGGTCATCTGCAAAAACTCAAAACGATCCAAATTCTCGTATCCGTCAGGCACGTAGAAGGTGGAAATGTTAACATTAGAAACACTCGTATCAAAACTTAGAAAAGAACTTAGAGACAATTATCAATCCGTTGGTGATACCATGATTGGTGGTGGCGCTCAAGATTACGAACAATATAGATATTTATTAGGACAAGCGCATGCTTATCAATCCATGGATCAAGCGCTGACTGATATGTTAAAACCAAAAGAGGAGGAGAAAGAAGAAGATGTCAGAGAAGATAATAACGTCATCAGATTCGGAAGAAATTCCGAAGACTAAACTCGCGTTAGAAGAAAAATATAATAAGCTCGATGAAGATAAAGACGCGGCTTATGAGAGATTAAAAACTAAAGAAGGAGATAAACTTCCTAAACCTACAGGTTGGAGAATGATTGTATTACCATTCAAGATGCCTGAGAAATCAAAAGGTGGTTTATACTTTGGTCAAGAAACTTTAGAGAGGCAACAAGTGGGTTCAACTTGCGGATTAGTATTAGCCCAAGGTCCACATTGCTATGATAAAGAAAAGTTTCCTGAAGGTCCTTGGTGCAAGGTCGGTGATTGGGTCATCTTTGCACGATATGCTGGATCCAGGATTCAAATCGATGGAGGTGAGGTTCGTATATTAAACGATGATGAAGTCCTTGCAACCATTGCAAACCCAGAAGACATACTTCATCAATATTAAACATAGAAGGAGAATACTATGCAAGAACAAGAAAATACAGTTGACATAGATACATCTGGACCAGGTGCTGAGATTGAGTTAAAAGACGAGTCTCAAACTGAAAACCAAGAGGTTGAAACAACTGAATCCGCAACAGCTGAACCGACTGAGAGTCTTAGTACTGAATCAGTGGCAGCCGACGCGCAAGAAGAAACAAAGACCGCGGACCAAGGAACAGAGGAAGCGGCTGAGAAAGAAATTAAGAAATCAGAATTAGAAGAGTATAGTGCAGGCGTTCAAAAAAGAATTGCTAAGCTAACTCGTAAAATGAGAGAAGCCGAAAGGCAAAAGGAAGAAGCAATTAAATTTGCTCAAATCCAAAAACAAAAAAGCGATGAACTTGCAAAGAAATATGCAACGACAAGCGCTGAATCTTTAGAAACAAAGCAAACGAGCGTTAAAGCAGGTATTGAAGCCGCTAAAGCTAAACTAGCACAAGCTAGGGAAGCCGGTGATCTTCAAGCTGAAATTGAAGCTCAACAATCGGTTGCTCAATTGGCATATGCTCAGGCAGAGATTGACTTTCAAAAAAGACAGGCAGAACAGCAACAAGCTGTAGAACCTGTTGAAGCGGATAGACCGTATAGTCCTTCTTTAGCCCCTCAGAAAGCAGATCCAAAAGCTGAATCATGGGCTGAAAATAACCCTTGGTTTGGTCAGGATAGTGCAATGACGTATACGGCATTTGATCTACACCGAAAGCTGACTGAAGAGGAAGGATTTGATCCTAAATCAGACGAATATTATGCTGAAATTGATAAGAGAATAAGACTTGAATTTCCGCAGAAATTTGGTAACAATGAGTCATCAAAGGTTGAAACGGCTAAGCCTGTACAACAAGTAGCTTCAGCGAAGCGAAGTACAAACCAAGGTCGCAAAACTGTGAGACTCACATCGTCTCAGGTAGCAATCGCTAAAAAATTAGGTGTGCCACTTGAAGATTATGCAAAACAATTAAAACTAATCACGAAGGAGTAAAGCATATGAGTAATGAAAACGAAAAAAGAACTTCTCGTGCGAGTCAGACTAGAGAAAAAGAAACTCGAAAAAAAGTTTGGACTCCACCATCATCTTTAGATGCACCACCTGCGCCAACAGGTTTTAGGCATAGATGGGTACGAGCAGAAAGTCTTGGTTTTAATGATACGAAAAACGTATCAGGTAGAATCAGACAAGGATACGAACTGGTAAGAGCCGATGAGTATCCAGACGCAGAATATCCGATTGTCGAAGACGGCAAATACGCAGGAGTGATCGGAGTTGGTGGCCTTGTGCTGACAAGGGTACCGGAGGAGATCGCAAAGCAAAGACAAGATTACTATGCTAAACAAGGCATGGAACAAGTTGAAGCTTTAGACAACGATCTTATGAAGGAACAGCATCAGAGTATGCCTATCAATATTGACAGGCAATCTCGTGTAACTTTCGGTGGTTCGCAGAAAAGTTAATTTTTTAACGATTCCAAAACCCCCGGATAAACTAAACTTTACTTAAGGAGTAAAAAACTATGGCAAACAAAGACGCTGCTTTCGGATTGAAAGCAATCGGAAAAGTTGGTCAGAATAGAGACGCTCAAGGTTTATCCGAGTACCAAATCGCTGCAAGTTCAGCTGCGATCTATCAAAATGATCCAGTTGAAATGGCAACTACAGGTTATATTACTGTAGCTGCGGCAACAGATGTGTTACTAGGTTCACTTAACGGTGTATTCTATACTGATGCTTCTACAAGCAAACCAACATGGGCGAACCATTTGGCGGCATCAAATACTGCAACTGACATTGTCGGTTTCGTAGCTGATGACCCTTACCAAAGGTTCGAGATACAAAGTGCTGGAACTCCAGCTAGAACGGACATCGGTGCTTGCGCTGATATCGTTTATGCAGCTGGCTCAGCTCCAAACTATGTATCAAAAGTAGAGATCAACGGAACAACTTCATCTACAACTGCACAGTTGAAAATTTTAGGTGTTTCTAATGATCCAGAGAACAATGAACTAGGTTCTGCGAATGCTAACTTAATCGTTACAATCAACGAACACTTCATTAAACAAACAGCAGGCATATAATAGGAGGATATTACTATGGCCATTTCTAGAGGACAACTAGTCAAAGAACTAGAGCCAGGTTTGAATGCCCTATTCGGCCTGGAGTATAAACAGTATGAAAATCAACATGCTGAAATTTATACAACAGAATCTTCAGACAGAGCGTTTGAAGAGGAAGTAATGTTATCAGGATTTGCTCAAGCACAAGTTAAAGCTGAGGGATCTGGCGTATCTTTTGACAATGCTCAAGAGACTTTCACAGCTAGATACACTCACGAAACTGTGGCTTTAGCGTTCTCGATCACAGAAGAAGCTATTGAAGATAACTTGTATGACAGACTCGCGTCTAGATATACAAAAGCGTTAGCACGTTCAATGGCACAAACAAAACAAGTGAAAGCGGTTAACCCTTTAATTCAAGGTTTACCAACTACTGACAATTATGATTCAGGCGACGGTGTTTCTTTATTTAACACTGCTCACCCAACAATTGCTGGTACTTTCGCTAACACGTTGGCTACTCAAGCGGACTTAAACGAAACTTCATTAGAACAGTCGTTAATTGATATTGCGGCAATGACTGATGAAAGAGGTTTAAAAATCGCTGCCAGAGGATTGAAAATGATCATTCCAAGTGAACTACAATTCACAGCGGAGAGATTAATGAAATCAGCTGGTCAAACAGGTGGTAACAACAACGATGTGAATGCAATCGTTTCAAAAGGAATGATCCCACAAGGTTATGTGGTGAACAATTTCTTAACTGACACAGATGCGTTCTACATCACTACTGATGTGCCAAATGGTATGAAGTACTTCCAAAGAGCAGCAATTAAAACTGCTATGGAAGGTGACTTTGATACTGGCAACGTAAGATACAAAGCTAGAGAAAGATACTCTTTCGGAGTTTCTGACCCTAGAGGTATCTTCGGTGTTGAAGGTGCTTAATATCTAACTGATATTATAGTATTTTAATTTGAAAGGGCCCCTTGATGGGGCCCTTTCTTTTTGATAGAAAGGACGAACCATGACAGGAAAATATAAAATACAAATCTTCACAAAAGAGTGGCAAACAAAGTTTGAATTAGAGACCGAAAGCTCTATGATCACCACTGCTCAAGTGCATAAAGAAATCATTGACTATCTAGGAAAAAACGATATAAAATGGGAGCCAAACAAACTTAGGTATACTGGAAACAATAAATTCTATATTACCTATGAGGAGGTTTACGATGGCTCAAGACAACATGGTGTTGTTCGCGAAGAAACTGAAGCTCGAATCTAAGTGGAACGAGATGTTTCTGGAAAATGGCGGAATGGTAACACCCGAAATGTCAGTTCTAGGAGATGAGATCAAGACTGTAATCAGATCTATCTTGAAGAACCAAGAGAGTCCTAGAAATGCTTTAGATGGTGAAAATCATCTTTACGCTAGCTAACTAGGACCCTAACTCTTTAAAAAAGCGGTTACGCTCATAAGGAGTTCTTGCACTTCTCTATAAAGTTCTATATAAAATCATAAGCTTAATTAATTAAGGAGAACTAATATGTCTTTTAAATCAGATGTAAAAGCAGTCAGAGTTACAGGTACTGGATCGGTATTTGCAGGAAGAACTAGATTAAGAGGGATCATTTTAGAAAACGATGGTACAACTACTCAATCTATAACTTTACAAGATGGTAATTCAGTAACACAATTTTTAACAAGCTGCCCGGCAGGTGATGT